TACTTTCAAATGCACCAACTAAGAATCAACCGGACAAGGGATTACCTATTTCTTGTTTTTTAACATACGTACCAGACACGCTCGAAGGCCTTATATCGCATTCATCTGAGCTCCGCTGGCTCTCTGTTTTTGGAGGTGGTGTAGGAGGACACTGGTCAAGTGTAAGAAGTGTCTCTGACAAAGCACCCGGGCCTATTCCTTTCCTTCATACTGTCGACGCTGATATGATTGCTTATCGTCAGGGTAAGACTCGCAAAGGTTCTTATGCTGCGTATATGGATATATCACATCCAGACATCATAGAGTTTTTGAATATTCGTATTCCAACTGGAGACGTACAAAGAAAAGCACTTAATATTCACAATGCTTTAAATATCACAGATGACTTTATGACTGCTGTTGTAGAGAATAAAGATTGGGATCTCAAAGATCCTGCAAGTGGTGAAGTATCTGATACACTTAACGCTCGTAAACTATGGGAGAGAATTATCGAAGTTCGTTTCCGCACGGGTGAACCATATCTTAATTTTATTGACACTGCAAACAAATATCTTCCTCAATCTTTAAAAGATAAGGGATTAAAAATTCATGGATCTAATCTTTGTAATGAAATACACTTGCCTACGTCAGATGATCGCACCGCTGTATGTTGTCTTTCTTCTTTGAATCTTGAGCTCTATGAGCTGTGGAAAGATAGTAATATTGTAGAAGATATTATTACTATGCTAGATAACGTTATCGAGTATTTCATCGAGAATGCACCCGATGCTATATCACGAGCTCGTTACTCGGCTGAAAGAGAGCGTTCTTTGGGACTTGGTGCAATGGGATTTCATTCGCTTCTCCAATCACAGGGCGTAGCATGGGAATCAGATTTAGCTCGCGAAATCAATAATGTTGTTTTTAATAATATTCAGATGAGAGCAACTGATCAGTCACGCAAACTTGCAAAAGAAAGAGGAGAGTATCCTGACGGTGAAGGCACAGGAATGAGAAATGCTCATCTCCTAGCAATTGCACCAAATGCTTCATCCGGTATCATTCTATCGACTAGTCCTTCGATCGAACCAATGAAAGCAAATGCATATACACACCGCACTCGTGCTGGTTCTTTTCTTGTTAAAAACAAATATCTCGAAGATGTTTTAGAAAAATACAGTATTAATAATGAGTCAACTTGGACTTCAATTATTACAAAGAAAGGTTCTGTTCAGCATTTACCAGAATTGAATGAACAAGAAAAAGCCGTATTTAAAACAGCTCAAGAACTTGATCAATTGTGGGTTATTCAACACGCCGCAGATAGACAACCTTATATTTGTCAAGGCCAATCAGTAAATATTTTCTTTCCTTCGGGTGCAGAAAAATCATATGTTAATAAAGTTCATTTAAAGGCGTGGAAAGATGGATTAAAGGGTTTGTACTATCTTAGAACAGAAGCAAAACAAAGGGCAGAGACGGTGTCAGATAAAGTAGAACGTCATGCACTACAAGAAGATACTCGTTCTATTGTTTATGGTAGAAATACATGTCCATACTGTGCTAAATCAAAAGAAGAACTATCACTACGTGGTATTGAATTTGATTTTATCAATCTCGATGATATTGGTAAAACTGCTGCAGAAGTTACTGGCCGAAAAGTTAAGACAGTACCACAAATTTATATCGAAGGACAATACGTTGGTGGATATGATGAGCTGATGGCTTTTCTCAATTCACCTTTACAAATTCAAGAAGGCGATGAATGCCGAGCATGCGAGGGATAACATGGGATTACTAGAAGCATCAAAAACATATAAACCTTTTCTCTATCCATGGGCGGTAGAGTTAACAAAGAAACACGAAGAAATCCACTGGGTAGAAGACGAAGCTGAGCTATCAGAAGATATTCAGGATTGGAGAACAAAGCTGAATGAAGAAGAAAAAGAATTCATCACTCAAGTTCTTAGGCTGTTTACTCAGTCGGATGTTCAAGTCGGAGAAAACTATTACGAATTGCTGATTCCTAAGTTTAAGAATAACGAAGTTCGTAATATGCTTGGTTCATTTGCAAACAGAGAAGCGATTCATCAGAGAGCATATGCTCTGTTGAACGATACACTTGGTTTACCCGATGAAGAGTTTCACGCATTTCTCGAGTACTCGGAGATGGCGGATAAGATCGAGTTTATGTCTGAAGGCAATCCAAATACTCTACAAGGATTAGCACTGATTATGGCACAGTCGGTGTTTAACGAAGGAATGTCACTCTTTTCATCATTCGTAATGTTACTTAACTTCCAGCGGTTCGGTAAGATGAAGGGTATGGGTACAATCGTAGAATGGTCAATCCGTGATGAGTCAATGCATGTACAAGGTATTGCTAAACTCTTCCGCGAGTTTTGCGATGAGCATCCACGCATTGTTAATGATGAGCTTAAGTCTAAGATCTATGAAATGGCTAAAAACGCAGTGAAACTCGAAGATGCATTTATTAAGTTAGCCTTTAACGGCAGCGAAGAAATGCAGGGTTTAGCAAAGCAAGAAGTTCGTGACTATATTCGGCATATCGCTGACCGTAGGTTACTACAACTTGGAATGAAGCCTATTTTTAAGCAAAAAGATAATCCTTTGCCATGGCTAGATTGGGTATTGAATGGCGCATCTCATGACAACTTCTTCGAGAAGCGAGTAACAGAATATTCAGTTAATGGTATGGAAGGTGACTGGGGCTGGGAAAAAGTTGCATGATAGAATTTAGAATCGAATGTGAAGAGTGCGAAGAAGTAACTCACATCATTGCAAATGATTCACCTGAATTCTGTCCGATGTGTGGAAGACGAGCTATAGCCGAAGCTAATCACCAAGAAATAAGTTTTATAGAAGAGGATGAATAGCATGGAGTTTATTACTAAATTTTTTGTTAAGCTTTTTCGTATTAAACATAAAAAGGTTCCAGGGTATTTGGGAAGAAACGCTTCGAAGAAGGTTTAACATATATAATATATAATACATGTGGAATTACTATGGCAAGCTTTATAAAGAAACTCCAGAAGAATACCAAGGATTTGTTTATCAAATTACGGAACTTGATACTGGTAAGATGTATATTGGTAAAAAGAATTTTTGGAAACCAAAGATACTTCCCAAGAATTCAAAGAGATCTCGCCGCGTACGGACTCGTGTTGAGTCCGACTGGCGCACTTACTTTGGTAGTAGCGAAGAAGTCAAACTCCTCATCGAAAAAAAGGGTGAAGAGAACTATAAAAGAGAGATTCTTCGCCTTTGTCAAACAAAGGGTGAGATGTCGTATTATGAAGCAAAACTCCAATTTGAAAAGGACGTACTGCTCAGCGATGAGTACTACAATAATTTTATCGGATGCAAGATACACTCGAGACATTTACCCAAAAACTTATCAAATACTACGGTGATCGACTAGTTGATCCAGACTTGTATCCACATACTTTTAACTATCAAGTAAAGGTATACGCTTATATAAATAAAAATAGAGGTGAAGATGAAATACGTATATGAAGTCATTGAAGAAGCACAAAAAGCAAAGACAAAGTCTGAAAAGGTCGGAATACTCAAAAAGAATGATACGTGGGCTCTTAAAGATATTTTGAGAGGAACATATGACTCTACAGTTTCATGGTTACTCCCAAAGGGTGAGCCACCATATACAGCAAATGATGGCTACAACGCGCCATCAAATCTTCTTAAAAGAAATAAAGATTTCCAATATTTTGTTAAAGGCGGGCCGGGATCTAAGATGCCGGCGTTTAAGCGCGAAAAGATTTTTATCGGTTTGATTGAGTCGATTGATCCAAGCGATGCACGACTCGTTATATCTATGATTAATAAGGAAAAGCCAAAAGGTATTACACGTCCTGTAATAGAGGAGGCCTTTCCCGGATTGTTAAAAGATTAACCATTAACCGGAGTATCCAGTATGACAATTACTCAGCTCGAAAGACTTAAGAAAGACTCACACGAACTTCAAGCATATGCTGAAAAGCTAAAGAAGAAAGGATTATTCAGTAGAATGAAAAAAATCTTAGAAAAACGATCTTTCTTAATTAGGCGAATCGCTGAGGTAACATAGACTTATAAGTTAAAGGAGAGGGGTTCCAGTTTTATAAACTGGAGCCTCTTTTCATTTTAGGGGTTTACATTTCTTTACTTTTATGGTATAATAATAGAGTATTATGTTGGAGAGCGGAGGTATATCTCTCATGAATCTTTTTATTTTATCGTTGGATCCTGTTGAAGCAGCTAAAATGCAATGTGACAAGCATATTCCTAAAATGCTCGTAGAATCTGGGCAAATGCTTTCAACAGCTCATCGAGTACTCGATGGTAAACTAACTAAAAGGCCATCTAAGTCTGGTAAGACGATGGTTAAGTACTGGTGCTTATACGAAGGTGCTAATGACTTAGAAGCAGAATTGCTTTATTATAAAGCTGTGCATGTCGGTCATCCTTGTACTATATGGTCTATGGAATCAGATTCAAATTACCGTTGGCATTGGGAACACATGAAAGCTCTTGCTGACGAGTATACATATAGATTCAGTACTGAAAAAGAACCAAACAAAACTCACAAAACTCAGCGCGAATTGTTGTGGCAAATTCAGTCACTGCCGCGTAATATACCAAAGGGACCTATGACTCCTTTTAAGTTAGCAATGAAGTCAAATCCCGAATGTATGTTTGACGATCCAGTTAAATCTTATCGCGCTTTTTATCAAACAAAGCAGGATAGGTTTAAAATGTTATGGCAAAAGGGAAGAGAAAAGCCATCATGGTTTATGGAGAAACAATATGGATAAATTAGATCAACTTGATTTCTTATACAAAGAGATTGAATACGCTAAATCGAAATTAGAACCACAGGATACTGGACATATAAGTACTGCTATTAGCTGGATGCAAAAACGAGTAAAAGAAACTCAAGAGGAAATTCGAAGTGCCAACTTACACACTCAAAGACGTTAAGTCTCAAGAAGAATGGGATGTTTCTTGTTCTTATGAAGAGTTGCAGACTATTCTCAATGAAATGCCAGATGTAAAACAGGTGTTATCATTTCCTAATATGATTACACAGCATGGATCTACAATAAGTAAGACGAGTGGAGACTGGCGAGACTTCATGAAAAAAATCGACAAAAATGCAGGAAGCAAAAGTAAAGTAAAAACATGAGCAGCGCAAGAGTTAGATATGAAGATTTGCCTGAACTTGATCCTATTACAGATAATCAAGAAAAAGCATTTAAATTGTGGGATGAAGGTGAAAATCTTGTACTTGCTGGATCAGCTGGAACAGGCAAAACCTTTATCGCTATGTACTTAGCTTTGGAGGCTTGTCTGGAACGGAGTACGTCTTATGATAAAGTAATCGTAATGCGATCTGTTGTACCTGTCAGAGAAGTTGGTTTCTTACCGGGTAAACTTGAAGAAAAGACACAAGTATTCGAAGCACCATATAAGTCTATTTGCGAAGAGTTGCTGCAAGATAAAACAGCTTATAACAAGCTTGTCAATTCGAACCTTGTACAATTTGAAACAACATCATTTGTTCGTGGTAAAACTTTTGATCGTGCTATCATTGTCATAGATGAAATGCAAAATCTAAACTTTCATGAGTTAGATTCTGTCATGACGAGAGCTGGAGAGAATACAAGACTGGTATTCTGTGGAGATTACTTACAAACAGATTTTTCCCGTGAAGGTGATATGAATGGCTTGGCAAAGTTCTTAAATATCATTGAAAGAATGAAAGATTTTTCGGTTGTTCAATTTGGATGGGATGATATTGTTCGCTCAGGTCTTGTTCGTGACTATATCATGACAAAAGAAATGATGGGACTGCGATAAAAATGAATTATTTTGTTTACTTTTGGCGCAAAATGGTTTATAATAATACTAT